CTTGCGATCCATGCCTTGGAATCGCTTCGACTGGTCTACCATAATTTTGTCGAAGGGTTCGCGGAAATTGATGCCAAGACGGGCAAATAGAGGTAGCAGTTGCGGCATCTTGCCGGTCAGAAGTTCTCCCGGCATCGATGCAATCGTGCGCATGAAGTTCTGGATTGTGCCCTTGCTGCCACCAATCTCCTGCGCCGCTGCTCCCCACGCAAACAGCTTTTGCGTGTTCATCTCCAGATTGCGCGAAAGGAAATAGAGCTGGGTATTCGTCTCGATGGTGTCTTTGACAAACGAACGGATGGCGATGCTTCCGCCCACAAGCGCGAGAAACGAGCCCATTTTCTGAGAAAGGAGGGTTAGTTCGGAGGCAGTGCCCTTGGAGGCTTTGCCGATGTCTTTTACGCCACTCTCAGTCTTTGATGCGGCCTTTTCCAAGTCGGCGAGTTTGCTGCGAACTCCGGGAGCCTTGGAGTCCACGTCCTTCGAGTCGAGTCCGAGGGTCACAATCAAACTGTCGATGATTGTCGGCATTTCTATTCCCCTCCGTTCGCTGACTCAACTGCGATAATTTCCAGAAGATTGTGGGCGTCCTCCTCCCCATAAATCGTCTGCAACTCGTGAAGCGTAGCTAGACGCCTCCCGACGATTACGCCGATGACCTTGGGGACGTTCGCATATTCGGCCTGCGGTTTGTCGCCTCCGGCCCTTTGCCGAGAGATTCTGAGAGGCCGTCGGCTAGAGAAAAATCAAGATGTAATTTGAGCACTTCCCATTTGAGAGTGAGCAAAGTACGCACTTCCTCAATCTGGCTCTCGAACATCGGGAACCTGATTTTCACTTGAGGCTTCTGGGGATTGGGAACGAACTCGACGCACTCCATCAATTCAGAGAGCAGAGGCCGCATTTGTTCGGCATTGACCGCAAAGAGTTTCTTCAGGCCAATCTCGGCAAGCGCCGACATGCCAAGCTGCAAGGCGCCTTCGGGAACTTCCACGTTGGCTGAGCCGAGCGCAAACATCACCCGGATTGCCCAGTCCTCCGCCTTCGTGGCAGCCATTTCCGTAAGGATAAAGGTTTTTCCGTTGTCGCGCCCTTCGGCGTCAACGATGTATGTCTCGACTTTTCGCGCCATCAGGCTCTCCTGTCTAGGCTAGAGAGGCCTGGACAGACCCCCAGTTAATCGAAAACTCGCGGGCGTTGAGAACCTTCCCTGCGGAGGCCACGGCGTTGTAATCCTCCAGCGTGCCCTTGTTGCAGATGTAGGACTCGCCGGTAGACGGCAACTCGATGGTAGCCGAGATGTAATATACATCCCTTGCTGCCCTCTGCGCTGCGTAGATAGCCTCGAAAATCTGCACGCTCGGAGAGTCGGCCTGAAGGGAGAATGTCTGCTTGATGGCGTTGAATACCAGTCCCGCCGTCTTGCGCCCATCGACGCCGATTTGCGTTTCTGTGACTACAACGGCTGCCGTGTCCCATGCCTTGTCGGTTGAGTATCCCTGAAGCTGCACCGGGGTCGTAAACAGCCCCTGTACGGCAAGCATGACAACCGAATTTGCGGAGGTAATTGTGGTGGCTCCGCCCGTGATTGCGTTTACGAAACTTCCCATGAATCACCTCTTACAAAATTTTGCTCGTTTTGCTGCTTCACGTTTGGCAGAACATTCACAAAACATCGATTGAACTCATAGTAAAGGATTGAATCCCGCCAGCATCTGTGTACCAGAAATTGATGATGGGCGTCTGCCTGGCGTTTCTTGCGGTAGCTCCCGGATCGAGAATTTGCAGGTAATATCCGTTGTTCTGAATCGTTCCCGCGCAGTTCACTCCCGCCGCCTGATTTACTGCCGCCGCCTGCGTTGAGGACAAAGTAACCCCGGCCCGAATGACACCATTGTTGAGCGCATTGTTTACCGGCCCGTCGATGATGGCCGTTCCGTTCGCAGTGGGCAGGCCAATCAGAGACGAGCGAATCATTCCGTACCCGGTTGGGTCGTAAGGAATGTCGTTGACCGTGGTATAGAGATTCAGCAGCGTCAACTGGAATTGAGCGTTCAGCCAAATCTGGTCGATGTACTGGTCAGCCCACGGGAAGGTTCCTGGCATGTTGCCATTCGAGAAGAATGTGAATCCTTGGTTCCTCGAAGCGAACGCACCGTAGCAACTGTAGCCGTTGGCCAGAAGGTTCTCGTAGGTCTGAAGATTCGCGCACGTCGGAAGAACGGCCACTGTCGCGTTTGCGGACTTTCCAGCCAACGTGATGCGTCCGTTGGTCTGCGCAAAGTTGATGGCCGCAATCATGCCCTGCACGAACGCCGCGACATTCAGGCAGAGCGTCGAAAGATTTCCAGCCGCAGGGTCTCCGCCGATGCACATCACGCCGTTGTACTTGTTTGTCTTAGCAACGACGCCGAAGGGCTCCGAGGCGTTCTGGACCGACGCCTGAGCATCGCTATCCCATATCACACCGAGGTACTGGTCATCCTGCCCGCTAAACCATGCGGCGAAGGCTTCTTTGTCGGCCAGAACCGGCTCAACAAGGTAGCTCATCGTCGCCCAGTTCTGATTGACCGCAACCACGTTGTTCATTGCGGTACTCGGTGTGTCTGCGACGGCACCTTGCGAGAGCGTGGCTCCGGTCGCCTGGGTCAGCTTCAGCCCCGCAGACAACGTTCCGGTCGCAAAGGTTACCGTCTCTGACGCCCCTGCTGCTGTGGTGGTGAAGATGAAGACGCTTTGTACTGCATCCCAGGCCACACTGAATGTTGGAGAGGTAAATCCCGCAAGAATGATGGTGGCTGCATCGCTGAAGCTGGTAGCAGCGCTCAGGGTGATTGAACTTGAGGTAAAGAGCGTTCCCGCAACCGTCAGGATAATGGTTCCGCTCAACGCCTGCAACTGGGCAACGGTCATCGAAGAGAGCGATCCCGACTGAAGCCAGCCAGCACGGTCTGCTGCATTGTACGGAGCAAAGAGAATCGTGGACGGCCACTGCGTCTCGTTCTGGTAGCCCGCAAAATAAATCGAGGCATACGCGAACTCAGCAGAGGACGGACCAAAGAAATCCGATACCGACTGGGCGCTGGCAAAACTCAGCACTGACCCAGTGGGCACCAGAAGGCTCTGTGTAAGTACGAGGCCGTTCATCACGAGCCCCGTCCCTCCGGGACTTAGGACTCCGGGGACCACTGAAACTACCGCACTGGCAGGAATACTCATGGCAATGTCTCCACGTTCTCAACGATGTTCGTCTTCAACACGTCCGCCGATTGCAGCGGAACAACCACGATGGGATTGTATTGCAAGTTCATAGTCAGCGCCCATCGTCTTTCGTACTGTTCTTCGCCGGTAATCAGCGGGATTTCATGTCCATCATCGCAATAAAGCGGCGCAATGCCAACAGGAAACTGCGCTACCGCGTACCCGGTGCGCCATACCGTCTTGACTGCCGCGCACCAGTCCCCGGCAGATTCCCCGTAGAAGTCCGCCTGAATCGCCAAGCGTTTTGGCCCGATGATATCCTGCTGGAAATAGGTTCCGTCATACCACTGGCGGGGAACCTCGATGTCGGCGCTCATCACCTCGGTCAGCTCCACAAAACTTCCAACAGGCATCGCCACGCGGTTGACCTGGGCGCGGATAATCTCGGCAGGGGTCACAAACGGGGTTAGAAACGCCCCAAGCGCATCGAAGACGGAATCGATGAGGATGGAAGGAACGTACTGGAGCGGGGCGCTCATGCGGCATCCTGTAGCTGGATGGCAGCCCTCGTCCATAGCGGCCATTGCTCCAGCACGGCAACAGTAAGCCAGGTTTGACCACCAAAGACTACGAGGTCACCGCCCTTTGAGTTGGTGCGGACAACTGCATCGAGCGCACCGCGAAGGATAATCGACTGCGTTGCTCCCTGGATGTTGAGGCCGTCCAGATGCCGAAGGTCAGCCTGCGTAAGCGCCTGTACCTGCGCGAAGCCAGTCACGGGAGCGGAGTAGGACGGAACCTGCTTTAGGCCAGCGCCGATGGCGTAGCCCGTGGAACCTTGTACAGACACAGCGATATTGGGG